CTGCTGTTGTGGCATCAACTGTATTAGTGATGTTGCAGAAAATAGTTCTTGCGGTGTCTGTATATTGAACGGAAGCTGGGGCTGTTGTGCCATCCTGCGTCTGAAGAACTAATGCAGTCACCGTTACGTTGTGTACAACAACGGTTGTACCAGCATCCAGTATTTCGTCTGTCTGAGCCGCAACAATTTGTGCGCCAGAAGAAGATGTACCAACTTCGTAACCAATGTCACCTTCTCCGATAATTGGAGCAACGTCACAAAAAATCTTAATGTCAGTGATGATTGTGTTCGCTGGTTGTGTAAACTCACCGATAGTCGGGCTATCACCCGCTGTTGTGTTTACTGTAACTCCAGTGGCAAAGCCAACGTGCTTTACGAATTTGTTAGTAACAATGCCTGTTGAGGCTGTATCTGCTACAGTTGTGATTGCGCCTGTGGTGGCGTTTCTGGAAACAACTTGAAAGCCATTTTCCGAGCGTACTGGACCGCTAAATGTAGAATTACCCATGAGAATCTCCTGTCAGGGTTAAGTCAGCCGCCCAATGCGACTGTCAGGGATAGTCAAACAATACATTATGTTTTTACAAAAAGAAAGAGGCGATCCGAAGACCGCCTCTAACTTAGGTATTTAGTCTTGTAGGGTGGCTACAAGAGGTACCTAACCTTTATGCACCCGGAGAACCGAATACAGCGCGTGGGTCACTAAAGCCGAAGCTATAGCGCTCACGAGCCTTAAAGCGCATGTTGCCTGTGTCGAAATCAGCTTCCATGTTTGTTCTCATTGGAGAACGCTCAAAGTGCTTGAAGCCGTTAGGAGCATCAGTTTTAAGGAAGAACGCATCTGGATCAGTCAAGAAGTGATTGACTGTATATCCTTCTGGGAGCATTCCCATGTTCTTTATTGCGTTTAGATCATTGTCTGAAGTGCCAACACGCAATGTTGATTCCAACAAACGATCTGCAATAAATTGCAGTTGTGGTGGAATAATCATCTTAGTCCCACGAAGAGCAATGATCATATTGCGCTCATCCACAAAGGTTGAGATGTCAATTAGAGCATTTTCCAACGAAGTTTCGTTGAGGTCTGCTGGAGTTGACGGCTCATTGCGGAAAGTACCACCACCTGAAAGTGGGTGAACTAGAGAGCAAAGTTCTACGCCATCGCCGCCAGTAAAGCTAGAATTGAACGCATTGTTCAATACTGATGCAGCTTTTACTTGCTTTGTGTGGGCCATAGAACGGGCCAGTGCTTTAGTGTAACGCGCACCAAGACGATCATAAAGATTGTCTTCGATTGCTTCTTCAGTAAGTGCGAATGCAAGCGCTACAGTCTCGTGTGAATAACGAGCAGTGTAGGCTTCATTTGCGTTATCAAAAGAAACGCCTGCACCTTCGGATTTTGTGGGAGCGTTCCCAAATCCGACGAGCATTACCTCTTCTTCAAACGCACGATCTGAAGTTTCTGTGTCAAAGATTTCAGCATGTTCGCCTTCGTAACGATCATACTCCATACCGAACAAGGCGTTGAGGCCCGGCTCTAGCTCTTTAACTAATTGTGAACGTGAAATAGCCATGATTCAATATCCCTATGCTAACCCAGCGCCTTTGACGCCGAATATATGGTTTTGAATGACTACTTTTACATTCGTATTTGCTGATGCCACATCGCTATTCTCAGGGTCCTCAGAAATATCAATAGCCTTGAGAGAAAGCGTAGTTGCAGTTCCTCCATCAGCTACTTTTAATTCAGAACCTGAAATACCAGTAGTTGTACTACCAGCGCTTGTGTAAACAACGTCGAAATTACCAAACAAGTCAGCAACTGGAAATGCTGCATCTGCTTGCACTTCAAAAACAACCATTGGGTCATCAATGATAAAGGCAATAAGATCAGAAGCATTAGTGCTTGCAGGGTAAAAATTAGAGAACCTTTGTTCTCCTGTTGTGGGGTCAGTGTACTGACACCCGTTGAATACGCCAACAATAGGTACAGTCCCGCCATCGGCGTGAATTTCCACTGTTCCACCAGTTACTTGCATAACCATGTCACCTTGGAAAATAGCTGTTCCGTAGTTTGCGGCGATTCTGTATCGGTTTTGTCCACCAGTATAAGGGGTTCCCCCTATACGACCAATGGGACGTAAGCCGAAGGCAGCGTCTTGATTCGCCATTTTTACTCTCCTTCAGAGTTTCCGCGTCCCTTTTGTCCAAAGGAAACGGATGATTTACGTTGAGGACTCAGCTTTGGCATGGCTGGATTGTTTTCACGCATCCAATCACGATCTACTGCGTCCATTTGATTCTGTGCCACACCTTGATAGTGTGCATTCCGCTGCTCGGCCATTTCAACAGGGATGCGAGCGAGAACAAGTCCACCAACACCAATGGTGCCAGCGTTGCGTCCCTCATCTATTATTGGGCCAACATAATCGGGGTATTCCTCTGCGCGAACGAGGTCCCATCCTTCTTGCCGTTTTTTATGTACGTTAGTCTTATCGTCGAATTCCATTACGGATTCGCGTATCCAGCGGTGTTTAAAACCGATTGGTGGTTCGGGTGCTTCCAAAGCAGAACCCGGACGCCATTGTTGTAAGCGCTGTGCGCTTTCCCGCGTGTCTGATTCGCGTGATGTCCTATCTGCCATTTTGTTCACTCCGTTTGTCTAATTTCAACACTTCTTGCGCGTACTTCTCAAGAGGAATCCTCATTTTCTTCGCAAAAGCAACTTGACCCGGCGATAAATCTACCGATTTTTTCCGCCCTGATTTTACTGACCGTCCATTGGACGCTGGGGCAACAGTCTGGGCGTTAGACCGCTTTCCTTTATTAAACTTCTGAGGCATTTCCCTACGCATCCTAGAGTCGATTTCTTTATAGTAATCGTCTGACGTAGGATCGTAGTCCTCTTCTAATACTAATTGCTCATGAATTGCTTGGGCAGTTCTCGTCATAATGCGATCACTACCAAACCAATTATTTTTCTCCAACCAACCGTCTAGTTTAGCATCACGAACAGGTGCAGTTTGTTGTGCAGGCGCTTGCGCCGCAGGCTGTTGCTGCTGTTGTTGCACTTGCTGCTGTTGTTGTTGTGCTTGACGTTCGATTTGAGTTTTCTGAGTGCGAACCTTTTCTTTAGCTACCGCAATCTGCGTTAATGCCTGTTGAGCCTTAGCCGCACGATCATAGTCACCAGCTTCACTTGCTTCAGAATATGCGCGAGTGGCTTGAGCTTCTTGTGCCTTCAAACGCCCTTCAGCCTCTGAATTGTATCCTGCACTAACTTGTTGCAGGCGAGTCTTCATGGTTTCGTTTTCTTGATGAACCTTCTGTGCATACTCATACGCAGCTTGAGCCTCTTCAGAAGCTTGCTTACGCTTTGCAGTTAATTGATTAATTCTACGCTTTACAGATTCGCTATAATTTTCTAGCTCATCATCATCGTTAGATTTTTTACGAACATTTGTTCGGGTTTCTTCTTCTTCACCAGAAGACGCCTCAACACTTTCATCTTGATCGTCTTGATCGTCTTCGATTTCAACAGAAGTATTATCTTCAAAATCTTCTTCTTCTTGGATTTTATCAGACATAACTATTTTCCTTGCTCTCAGTTACCTTATACATACGAAATATCTTTAGGGTCAAGGATCGTGGCGATAATATTATCGTCATTTATGATTCTAACCTCAAGACCTTCCACTTTAAACCTATTTCCACTATATCTTCCTATAAGAACCCAATCTTTCTCATTTGCATAAGAACCACTTGGGAATTTCTGGGCGTCTTTATAGGCATCTGGCCCAAGTTTTACCACATAAGCCGATACAGTAGCAAAAGATTCACGCTCACGAACTGCGTCAGGAACAATAATTCCACCTTTTGTTTTCTCGCTAGGGTAATAGGGTATAATGAGAATACGATAGCCCGTAGGCTGTGGTAATCTTTCTAAAGCTGATTGCTTTATATCGGAAGGATCATCAGAGTTTTTATTCTTGGCAACTTTGCCAAAAGCATTTTCAATCGGTTTAGGAATCTCTGAGGACCCCTTTATGGCCGTAGCCGCTGCCTTCGCAACGTGTTCAGGCACAAATAACTTTTTAGTCATCTGCGTATTCTATACCTTTCATCGCGGCTTTGAGTTCTTCTTCAACGTAGGCCATGCCGCGTATTTCACCCACAATATACCGATACTCCTCAAAGGACTGTATCGAACTATCCGCGAGCCTGTCTTTTAGACGGGCATCGCGCTCACGAATGCTCTTAAATAGATATTCTGCTAAGTGTAGTGCATCCATACCACATATAGTATAAAACTATGCGGGAAATACAAGTACAATTACCAAAAAATCAGAAAATTCCTTGGAACCTCTGGGGTTTGGCGATTTGGCTAAACCTACTTAGATTTTTTGGATGTTGTTTTCTTCTTTGAAGAAGATTTATTTTTGGCTTTTGGCCTTTTAATCCACGCTTCGTTTTCTGGTGTGGCTGGGTCATCTGCAATAAAGTGTCCGTTTTCATTACGCGCCCTCACTTCTTCAATAACAACTTCAACAACTGCTTCTACAACAGGCTCTACTGCAACAGACTCACGCTTTGCTGCACGAATTTGCTCAACCATTTTATCTCTTACTGATCCCATGTCATTGTCCTTTCATGCTGGAATTTAGAGCCGCAATATCTCGCTGTGTTTTAATGCGATCCTCTGCAATCCTAGTCTTATCGGCTAACGCCGCTTCTGAAACATCAATTCTCTGTTGCGCGGTTAGAACATCATTGCGTTCTTTCTCACGATCAAACTCTTGCTTGGCTTCAAACTCAGCTTCCTTGCGCTGCAAGTCAGCCGCTTTTATCTGAAGCTCTTGGTTTCTAATTTCCACAAGAGGATCAGACTGCTCAGGTGGCGTAACCGCCTGTACAAGCTCTTCAGTCAAATCAGCAATGATCTGTGCTGCAAGAGCGTCAATCTGAGGCTTAAACTGAGCCATAGGATCAGGTGGAGGTTGCTGTCCCTGCATCTGCCCTTGCTGTTGC